GTCGGCTCAAATCGGACAATACTTTCACCTTGTGTAAATATTCTCATCATACTCGGTAAGATACTTTCGACTACTTCGAGTACATCTTGCGATCTTACTTGTGATTGCCCTTCAACTTCGTTACCTAAAGGCTCACCTAAGTAAAATTTTAGTGCATTTTTACGCTGTGAAGATAACTCACCGCCATAATAACCAAGAGAGTTTGTTATTTCTTGCGATATAAGTGCTTTTAATTTTTCTTTCGTTAATTTCATTATACAATTCCTAGCTTCGGATATTCAATTTTTGTAGACCAGTTCTTTGTTTCCTGTAATCCAGTACATAAATAGCGAAATGCGTCAGCACTGTGCGATGTCCAGTCGTGCTGTGGTCTATTTTTGCTTTCGCCTTTATCGTTTACAGCCCATCGATACTGTCTTAAGGCATCTAATCCTTCTTTTGTCTTTTCAAAATCAAAATAACATCGTGATAACGTCATTCTGACTGCGTTAATTCCATCGTCTATACTCATTTTGGGTACAATACTAGTCGATAAGCCAAGACTTTGGGCTATTTCCAACCTTGATTTACCTGTTCCGATCTCTCTGACGTTAGCATCGTGAGGTAAGTAGTGTGTATCGTACACATATCCTCGATCTTGGAGGATTGAGGCGTAGTATTCTAAGGATTCACCACTATCTTCAAAGTAGTCTATAAGGTGTATTGCTGTGCCTTTTTGTTGAACAAACCATATCGAGGTTTTATCAGCCATACCTAGATCCCAAAAGGTCGATACCTTAATAGTCGGATCATAAGGTACTTTTGTTATACGACCTTCATCTTCAGCCTTATTCAGTCCTTGTGAGTATATAGCTCCTATTGCAGAGCTTTCAAAACTACATTCATATTCTGCCTCGTATATCTCAGGAGGCATTAATTTCTTTGCTTCGGCTAGTTCTTCTTCTTTGACGACCTTCGTTTCACTCGCTTTAAATTTAGCAGTAAACCAGTTTTCATCATGGACTCCATGATTATATAGGTCGAAAAAGGCGTTATGTCCAGCAGGTGTGCCAATAGCAATCATAAACCCTTCTCTATCCGATAGTGCAGGTCGTATGACCTCAGTCCACATTTTGGGTGGCATCTGGGCTACCTCATCTAATACTACACCATCGATATAGAGTCCTTTGAGAGTTTGAGGGCGTTCACAACCGAGTAATTGTATTCTGCCTCCATTAGGGAGTTCAGCTCTTAGTTCGGTCTCGTGATAATCCATATTCGGCAAAACAGAGGTATAATACTTGAGATAATCCCAAGCTATTCTTTTTGCCATGCTGTATGTCGGTGCGATATAATAATATCGTGGTCTTGGTAGATCACATTGGAGACATCTTTTAATCAGTTCATTAACTGTCAGAACTGTCTTACCAAAACGTCTATGACATACTAATACATTAAATCTTTTGAGGTTCTTATGAACCTGTTGTTGTAATTCTCTAGGCTTATAGGGAATCGTTATGGTGTTCATGCGTCATCTTTTTGATTACCCTTAAGATAGTCATTAATCCTAGCGACACTACGATCAGATACTAGGTTTTTTCCTGAATTTTTGACCACAGGAGACCTATCTGGCAGTTCACCTAATAAAACGCTCATGACACTAATTTTAGGCTTTGTAGCCTTCTTATTTGACTTTTTTTTCATTCGAATAATGATCTCCACATAAGAAATAGCACCAAGTATTACTATCGCTAGGTTCTACACCAAATGTACCCCAAGCATCACAATATAAACATTTACGTTTAATCATTTGTTGTTCTCTTGACCACCCAAATACTTCGTTTTTACTAAATCGTTTACTAGGGGGTATCGTATCTTTTTTTAATCTAAAATCTATATTCAATTTGAGCCTTTAGAGAGATTTGTACTGAGTTGAACTGGGTAGATATATATAGAAAATATCGTGTGTGGGGGTTTGTTCATATTGTGTTCTTATAAATTAATTATATAAATTTAGTAATATATTATCACTATAAACACTATTACAGATAAAAAGATATAAGATTATATTATAAACAAGTAATATATTATTATAGTTATGTTTATTTAAGATATCTTTAAGAGCTTTGTATATTGTTTTTATGTTTTATATATTTAGAACTATTAACAATATTATGAACTTTAAAAGATACATAGATTAACCTAAGTATTTCAATACTTTCTGATACAAACCAGCTTACAGCCTTTATATATCTCTTATATACTCTTAATAGATAGGTTAGTAATTCCATATAGTTTTTATTAAATGTCTCTCTGTAATTGGTATTATTTGGCTGGGAATTTGTGCAATTTGGATTGAATTAACAAATCCTTTTTTGTTCTAAATTGTCTTTATTTATTCTTAAAAATTCGTATATTAAATTAAATGATTGAACTTTATTTATTCGTTTGTTTGTACCATGTATCAGGCTATTTGAACTGTACTCCATTTAAACAATAAATATTTATTAAATCTTGCTCTTTAAAATTGCTGGTTATGTTTTGCGATAAGTTTTGATGATAGCTGATTATTGCTCGGCTATCACCAGCACTTATTGCTGGGGAAATGGAGTATTTTATTATGAAATACGGAAAATCACTACAAGAACTATTGACAGTATTAAGAGATCGAGAAAAAAAAGATTTCACTGTTGATAGCTCAAACTTACAATACGATCACAAGAGCAATCAATTAATTACTCTTGAAAATAATGAAGCGTACAAAGTAAATAACACTTGTATGGATCAAATCGGAACAAAGCTCAATATTCCATCGAAGTACATGGATATCTTGAACACTGATGAACATAGGGAGCTTTTATCTACAAACATCAATTACTGGTTTGAAAATTCAAACAAACAAGTAATGGTTCGAGCTTTTGATAAGTATCAAGATCAACCAGCTACAGCGAGAGCATTTCTCAGCCCTCGATATAAGGTAGTCGATCACGATCAAATCTGTGAAATGGTACTCCCTCGATTATTAGATAATCCTGAAATCGAGATTGTACAAAGCGAGATCACAGAAAAGAAGCTGTATATTAAAGCTGTTAATCACTCCATGAAATCTGAAATTTCAGTCGGTGATATTGTTGAGTCAGGAATTACTATCAGTAATTCTGAAGTAGGCTACGGATCAGTGAGCATTACGCCTTTTATATATAGGCTGGTTTGCTCTAATGGTTTGAAAGTTAATGACTCAAAAATTCAAGCTAAACACTTGACAAGTTCTCAAGCTGATCGAGATGGAGTCTATAACTTATTAAGCGATGAAGCTAAACAAAAAGATAGCGAAGCTCTGTTGCTGAAGTGTAGAGATGTTACGGAAAGCGTTTTATCTCAAACAGTGTTCAATGATACTGTTGATAAACTTCGAGAAGCGAACAGCGTTAGAATAGAACAGCCCAAAAAAGCTATTGAGTACATTTCCAAAAAGTTTTCTTTGAACCAGCTGGAACAAGAAAGCGTTTTTGATCGTGTTCTTAATCGTGATGACAATAATAATTATACAAGTAAGTATTCAATTGTTAATGCTGTGACTAACTTAGCGAACTCGGATCAGGTCTCATTTGATCGAGCTGATGATCTACAGTCAATCGGTGGTTTAATATTAAACCTACCTAATAGCGAGTTAGCTCGTGTTGCCTAGTCATCTTGATAAGTTATCGGAGGAAATTAAAAACATTTTCCAAAAGGTAACTAGAAACAATTTAGAAAATTACGAGATTGTTTCTACTGGTGTAGGATTTCAATCAGTTACTTTTGAAATAGATTATAAAGAGAATATTTCAGAAGTTCATGAACCGATAGAAATCAGCATTAAAATAAATAAATAAATATTAAATTATGAACCCCAGTCTTATTTGGCTGGGGTTTTTTTTTGTATTAATGAAAGCGAGGTATTTATGAAAAAAATAAATAGCGATCAATTAACAAAATTACTTAATAAAAGTGAAGTTATAAATCTTGAATTAAGTATCAATGATATAAATATTGAAACGTCTTTTTATTACAAAGATGCTGATATTTATGATGTATCTAAAAAATTAGATTTAAAAACTTTTTCAGATACAGAAAAAGAATTAATTGAACTTTTTATCATCGATTTAATTTACAAAAGAGAAAAGCGAGGTTAAATCATGTTAATTAAACTTAATAAAACCAGCAAAATGAATTGTTTTTCATTTAGCCTAGATGCTAATTTTTGCAATATCGGATCGAAGCTAAGAAAAATTAAAAATTCTACTTGCTCAAAGTGTTACGCCCTCAAAGGTAACTATCACTATCCATCAGTAAAAAAAAATAGACAGTCAAACATGAAACACTTGAACAGCTCGTATTTTGTTTTTGTTATGTCTTATCAGTTAAAAGATTTAAGATATTTTAGATGGTTTGACTCAGGTGATATTCCCAGCATGAAAGCACTTTTAAAAATTGTTAAGATTGCAAAAAAAACGCCTAACACTAAACACTGGTTACCGACTAGGGAATTAGGATTAATTAAAAAATATTTAAAATATCGGTCTTTCCCTCAAAATTTATTGGTGAGATTATCAGCACCAATGATTGACGGAACACCACCAGCTGGATTTGATTTTACATCAACAGTGCATAACAAATCAAAAGCTATTGGTTTTGAATGTTTAGCACCTAAACAAAAAAATAATTGTTTAGATTGTAGATCGTGCTGGAGTAGAAAATATAAAAATATTTCTTACAGAGAGCATTAAAGCTATCTAATAAATAAATAAATAAAAAATAACTAGGCTATACAGCCAAAAAAATATGTAAGCTAAAATGACTAGGCTAAATATGAAGGCTAAATAAGTAGGCTAAATAAGTGAGCTAAAATACATAAACCTATACAAATACTGTACGCAATATTTGTCTAGGCTTATACCTAGAAGAAAGCGAGGCACAATGCCTTTTTATGGACTTAACGGATTAGACTTAATTTTATTAATCGTGTTCTTTTATGTATCTTACAAACTTTATAAGAGAGCTAAGAAAGAAAAAGACAATGATTAAAACCGAAAAAAAGGAATTTGTCGGCAACGACAGATATCGTTTCAGTAATGGTAAAACCTCATACGATTATGAAAAAGAGAGGGTTTTTCGATTAAAGGAACGCAAAAGAGTTAATAAGATATTATCTTATGACTTTTTTACTAATAAAAATAGCGAGGTAAATAATAATGATTAGTTATGAAGAAGCTATGAGAGAATATTTAGATAATCTCAAAGAAGATGATTACGACTTTTATTGGAACGCTAGTGATAAAGAACTTATGAAAGATTTTTATTATCATTGTTCAATGTATGACGATTTAAAACACTTAACAGAAGAAAAAGAGGTAAATAATAAATAATAATTATATTTATAGGCAATCTGATATTCTTGGGTTGCCTTAATGGATTGTATATTTAGTTCCGTAATGTTCTTGATCTACTTCTCTAAATTCTTCATGATCTGATTTGTAAGTTTCCACGAATTTTAGACATTCATCTTTAGACGCAAAACCTTGAAAGACAATAATGACATTGTTGTTATCTTCTTGGTCTTTGTGAATAAATAAACTGCATTTAATATCTTTATCAAGCAATATGTCGTTCAATGGCTTTTTTGACGATTTCAAAGGCTTCTGATTGGCTGATTTTTTTTCTGGTTTTGTTGATTTTTTCATAGATTTTTACCACCACTGTTGGCTCGATATTAATTAACATACAAATGAAATTGAAACTTTTACTTTTTATCCATGCCTGTGCTTCGGCACAAAGTACATGGTCTGAAATATCATAATTTGGGCTAGTTCTAAAAGTTGCGTCTAAAATATTCCTTGATAAAACTGACACCCATAGATTAACATAGGCGTTCATAATTTGATTTAGGCAGAATTTTCCACCTTAGTAAATCTATATCATTTACGATCCATAATTTAAATAGAACAAAACAAGAACAATATAATTTTTTTGAAGGGCTGTGGAGTCGTAGACAATCCATTTATCCACATTTAAGTCTATATGATCTAGAATACGAGTTTAGACACCCGACTATGTATAGCCCTCCGAAAGCGAGGATAGAGGGCTATCCAATTTTAAAGAAATCTCTTAAACAATCAAGGCTTTCCTTTAAATTATCCA